GCTATTTTACCAATAGCCGAGTTTGGGCTACCTACATTTAGATTTCCAGTAATAAAATCTTCCCAATCTTTCCAAAGTATTCTTGATGGTACAAAGAAATAATGTGTATATACATTAATTCGATGCATAACAGGTGCAACAAGAGGAGCAAAGCGGATAAACGCTTGTGTGTTGATATTGAAAGTATCACCGGGAACGATTTCTTGTACAAGAATTGGTGTTAATCTACCCATTTGCATACTAAATTTTCTGTCGTGTGAAAGATCAAATTTAGAATGAGTTATTTTAGGTCTTGGTACATTATTAAAAATTTTCATAATTTTTTATTTTTATTGGATTGTTTTTGTTTATGAATTCTATGTTTTTTTTGTTCGATTTCTTTTTCAAAATCGAATGCTTCGTTATACTTATCAATCTCTGATTGTGATTGTTGTTTAATGTAATGCAACTCGTCATCATCAAAGATAGAATCACGATAATAGCGGGGGATCGTAGTTTGATTGCCATTTAAATTAGATTGTAGTGTTAAATTAGATTTGTGAAATTTAGCGGCATATTTTATGTATTTTTTACCTAAACCTTTAGACATTAAAGCGAAAGAACGTAATCTTTCTAATTCTGGTATTTGCTTTCCTGTTTTTTCGTCAAGTTTACCATATTTTTTATTTATGTAGCCTGTAACATAATGTATTGAAGCTGGACTAACTATGTCAGTCGTGACAATTCCTTTGGATTCGTCTTTTTCTTTCCATTCATCAATCAAATCATCTTTAGACACATTGAATATTATTGCATGGTAATGAGGTCTTTGGTAGTTTTCCCCATACTCACCTACAAAGTAGTATTTGAGTTTTGGAGCTTTATGCCGTAAACGTTTTATATATTTTTGGACTTCTGCTTTAGATACCTGATTATCTTTAGGAAGATAATCATCAGAGTATGTTAAAGTGAGGAATGTGCTCGACTCACTTAATTTCTCTTCTACTGCTATTCTAAAGCTCCAGGAGGCGCGAATGCGCTCAATACATGGTATGCATTTGCCACATGGAACAAAATCGTTCCTAGCGGGTAAAATGTGGTTCTTTTCCCGATTAAGGGTTATAGGATATTCACACCTCATAATTATAGACGAATACCGCCACGAGTATTGTTATACCTTGAGATTCTTTTTGATTTACGCAGTGATCTGCGTTTATATGATTTTCTTTTCATTTTTTAAGGATTTAAAATGGTTTGTTGTGCAAGTTTTGTTCCTTTTAGTAACTTTTCAATAGTGACACCGAAGGCATCAGTTATTAATCTTTCGAGATAGGAATCTTTATCAATGTTTGTATTGGTTTCTCCGAAAAATCGATTTTTAGTTGAAGCCCAGAAACCTTTTTCGGTTGTAAGCTTGGTTTGTGCTTTCTTATTTTCAACATCAGCAATAATTCTATTGATATTGTTTTCCTTTTCTCTTAATGAAAGATTTTTTGCGTCTAAATTGTAATCGTATAAACCTTGTTTTGTTTTATCACGATATGCCCAGTTTTCACCTGTGAGATATTCAAATTCATAAGGTTTAAGATATTGAGATATATTAGATATGTTTGCCCTATTCTGCATATCATATGCGGCAGCAGTTTTGTATTTTATGTCCTCCTGCCGACTTCTAAAATCTTGATATGCATTTATTAGATCAAAACCATGTATTTGTGGTATACCAAACTTTGCAGATACAGTTTGATATGATGGTGTAGATGTAGCAGTATTACCCGGTGTTCCTTGTCCATAGATAAGATTTTTATTGAGTCCTGCTGCTTCATATCTTGCCATTTGCGCTGAAGGAGTATTATATTCATTACTCCTGTTCCATTGTTCCAAGTCTCTTTGATATTTGAGATTTGTTTGTTGTTGTTCAAATTGCCTTGCCTTTTTGTTTTGCTGAGCAGTCACAATTCCATTCACTATAGAACCGGCAAGGTTTGAACCTGCTGATAATAACCCTAACATATTAGTGTTATTTGAACTAACCGAAACAGTCGGATTAGTTGGATTAAAAGTTGTATCATCGAAAGGCATTTTATTATATTTATTTTTGTTATTTTAAGTTAATTTATTGACAATTAGAATCTTGTCAATTAGCACTATATAACAAGAAGGTATAGTGCATTTTTGTTATTTTTTAGGTGGATAACGTATCCATTTGTTTTTTATTGATTTCATCATTTTATTTTTTTATATTTGACTTTCTGAATTTCTTTGACTGCATAGTTATTTCCCGTGAAGATCGCTTTGAGCCCATTCCCTCCGGGGGGCTCCAGCTCATTCACGAGAATAACTATTGCGTCAATTCAGTTTCCGGAGTCAAATCTTCAACCGTTTGTTGAATTTTTTTGTTTTTAATACTTTCTTCTAAAGTATTTTTTTGTTGTTTCAGCTCATCGATATCTGAAAGATCTCGAACTTGAATTGGATCATCGTCGTACTCTAAACCTAATTCTGGTAGAGGAACTCCGTTCATAGCTCTAGAGAGCATTTGATTAATACTCATAGCTTGATCGGGTATCGTTAACGAAGGCATAATAAATATTTGACCTTCGTGAGCTTTTCTGTTGTTATAATAAGTTTTGTACATGGTTAAATAATTGAAGGTATGTTGTAATAAGGCATAGGACGATTTGCAGTTATTTGATTATAAACCTGGACCCAGAGATTTTGATTATCCAACTCTGTGACTGCAAATATATCATTTCTAGGTTCACATTGAATAAACTCTTCAGTGAGTGTAGGTAAATTTTCAAATTTTCTGCCCATATGCCAAAAGTCCAAAGTATCGCGGAACTCACCGTGCACAGTTGATTGCATGTATTTATACTCGGCATAACGAGATTGATAACCAAAGGTTCCTTTGTTATTATTTGTCAATCCCGGATCCATAAATAGTTCTTCGTTATCAATAGCTTGTTCTCCAAGCTGTGCGAAATCAGGATAATAGTAATCCGAACGATCAACACGTTTGAACATTTTTGGAATTCCTTGCATGTAGGCTGTCTCTGGTAGTACGGACATAATTCCGATAATATAACCATGTTCCTGAGCATATTTATGTGCCATGTTAGTACGTCCGACCGAAATTCCGTGTCCAGACATTGTTCCCTGTGGTGCATCTGTTGTTCCTGTAGTATTAAGTACTTCTGATATAACTACAGGTTGCTTTCCTCCTCCGATATATTCGGCACGTTGTAACCTTGCATCAGGAGATACAACGCCGAAATTTGAAAGTAGATGTTCAACATAACGTGTTCCAGCTCGAGCATTTTTTTCGAGCCAACGTTGTAATTTTTCTGCACGTCTAAGTTCCTCAACTTCGATAGACATTTGAGCAATATTTTCAAGTACTAGTTGATTTTCGCCGTCAGTTACTTTTCTGTAATGATCGGAATTTGGATCAAGAGCACCAAGCAAAATAGCACCACCTTGTGGTTGGTCTCCATTATATGAAGTTGCTCTTGTAGGCTTGTATAGTACTTTGCCGTCTATTAAAACTTTCTCACCTTTTTGTGTCCAAGGCAACGCGCTTGTAAAATAATCTTTTTCCCAGGCACGTTTTAAAAGAGCTTCTGAATATATAGTCGATAAGAATGTCGTATCTGTATAATCAATTTCAGCCTGTAAGTTTTCGTCTCTGTAATAATCGTTGAATATTTGGAAATATGCCCTAGCCGGCATATTATTGACAGATGTATCTGTATTGTGGAAGTCTCCAATAGGCAAACCCATATAATCACCAAGAGATCCTTTTGCTATTTTACCAATAGCCGAGTTTGGGCTACCTACATTTAGATTTCCAGTAATAAAATCTTCCCAATCTTTCCAAAGTATTCTTGATGGTACAAAGAAATAATGTGTATATACATTAATTC